AGAAGCTGCGGCAGGGTCCTGACCGTACCGTTGTAGCCAGTCATGTACGTGTTCGTCATTTCATCCTCCAAGGAGCGGGTAAGCCCCCATGGTAGCTCAGAGGGCTACTGCGGTGAGTTTGAAACGGTAAGCACTCACTTCTGGCGGGGGAAGAGGTACAGGGCAAGTCCAACTGCAAGGGCAGCGATACCGGCAAGGATAGGCCATACCTCTGCGCCCCCCGTAGGGGGTAGGAACGGGGGAACTGGAGGTGTTCCGGTAGCCACCATCGTTGTGGTGGTGATGTCTGCGATGAATGTTCTCATGTCACGGATCGATGTACAGGAGCACTAAGACGAGTACTGCTAGGGGCACCAACACTCTAATGGCTGTCATTCCTACACTCTACTAGGCTTCTTGGTTGGTCGGAGCGAAGCGGAGGCCAACCAATCCTAGACGCTACTGCGAAGCAGTGTTTCTAGCGTGTCCAGGGGCGCTTCTGCCCTTCGGGCAGGCTCCCTCGCTACGCTCGGGAGGAAGGTCTACCTCAGGTAGTGGTAGGTTAGTAGGAAGGTTTCGTTGCCCCCCCTACCCCCCCATGAGGATAGGAATCGATACATTAACCACAGATCTCACACCGTGTCAAGGACCTGCTACGATGAGTGAGTAACTTACGCTGTTAACTCTCAGGGATAGGGTGGACTGATCTTATGGCCCTTGTGCACACACGAAACTACTCAATCCAAAAGGGTGAGATCTGGGAACGTCTGATCACTATCAAGGACAAGCGGACGCACCGCAAGCGCATTCCCACGGAGGCTGCAGCGACTATCTTGATCGGAAGCGTTAAGTACGTCATACCAGTGGAGATCACCTCTGGAGGAAGCATCACGCTGATTATGACCGCCAACAACACAGAGTGGCTTCCAGTAGGCTCCTACCAGTGGGACCTTGTGGCCAAGGTAAGCCGGTCTTCGTTCTACACGCTTACTGACACCTCTGAGACTCTGGCAGTCAAGGGTACGCTCACGGTTACTGACGAGGGCAACATCACTCCGATGGCGAGTGACGGGGTAACCACTCCCCTGATTGCGCGATGATCTCTTCTGTGGACTACACCGCATCTGGTGCCATTGTGGTCATCGTGGGTGCAGTCCTGACCTTTCTTGGAGTGCTGGTCACCGCAGTGTTCAGCTACTTGGGACACAAAGAGGCCAAGGGGGCAAATGCCGCGGTCAACCACAAGGGTCCAGAAGAGGACCGCCTGTTCGACATGGTTGTGCAGACCCGTAACGAGGTGAAAGAGATCCGTGCGTGGAAGCAGGAGAAGGTTGATCTGGACGCTGAGGTGGCAGACAAGCTTGTAAGCCAGTTCAAGGCTATCGATAATCGCATCCTTACCACTTCTGACATGCTGTCTCGTCGGATTACTCATCTTGATACCGATAACGCGGTAGCGCACTCCGACATCTTCAAACGGCTGGATCATGTAGAGTGGAAGCTAGATACGCAGTTCGGTAGTACTGCCCCAACTGAGGAGAGTCCCGTATGAATGTTGGTTGGAACCTAAAGATCACTAGCATGTGGCACCGCGCCGTCGCCTCGTACCTTCGCGCCGCCGCTGCCGTGCTGGGCACCGTCACTCTGTCCACCGACTTTGGTGTGTGGAAGTCCATCGGGCTGTCTTTGCTGGGCGCGCTCCTGCCCCCCGTTATCGTGTTCATCACAGAGTCCGCAGACCTGCTGTCAGAGGGCTGAGTAGTAAGGTAGTCTGCTCCCCATGGCACCACGGCAATCTGGACTAGGTGAGTCTGGTCGACAGCGTTCTAGGGAGAATCTAGGCGCAGGCACTGCTGGTGGTGACGTTGCGCACCCCCATCGCGGTTCAATCAAAGGAAGCGATTCTTCTGTTCTTGAGAACGCCCTGTTCGGCCCCAGTAGGCCCGGTGGTGAACTGCTTCCACTACCGGAAGCTCCGACCGACTGGAAGTACCCAGGATCTTCTCGCGTGTATGCGTACCAGTACGATCCACAGATGAGCCAGCTTCGTGTTAAGTTTGTCAAGTACGGGACACCCTGGGTCTACGACGCTGTCCCGTCCACTGTGTTTGAAGTGTTTGATGCGTCGCCTTCCAAGGGTTCCTACATCAACAGTACTCTTAACTACTTTCCATATCGAAAGGCCATCGCCACAGAAGTGGCTGCGCACTTCGACAGCGTTTAAGCAACTACTACCAGGAGAACAACTTGTTCATTCTCATTAGCGTGTTTGCCCTGCTATCTGTAGGGGCCTTTTTCCTGTTCAAAGACACCATGAATAGGCTTCAGTACATTGAGTACCTTCGTCTGTACTGGATTACTAGGGATATTGGTGTAAAAGGAACTCCAATCATCTGCAAGGCCACGATGCGTGGTACGGGTGCTCCGTACTGGCGCGGGCGTGGCATTCAGTTCCGCTGTGGAAAACTCACATTTCAGGTAGGCGTACTCAAAGTGCGAGTAGATAGCTTGGAGTCGCAGATCAGCGCAGTTGGGTGGCTTGACACTCCGACCAAGCAGTTGCGGAAGTGGTCATGAATAGGTACGAGAAGCTCTCAAAGGCAGCGCGCCCCATCAGCCCAGAGCACCTCGTCAGGGCCTCCAAGGTTGAGGATCACCTTATCGGTCCCTACCTAGACGAGCTGCTGATCACCATGCACCAGTCCTTGGATGGGTGGCGGTACGGCAAGATCTCAGTAGACCCACTTCAGACCGCTTTGGATGCATTCATTGCACTGCTTACCGAGGCAGAGAACCGTGGATTAGCATGACCGACGTTAATGACGAGGTTATCGAAGACGAGATCGATGAGACTAGCGCTGAGTTTCTGCATGACCTTATCAACAAGCTGATTATCTTTGTTGAGGAGTTCTGCGACGTTACGTTCTTCCCATACCAGAGTCCGATTGCGTATTCCATCATCGAATCCATCGTGCTTGGTGACGGTGAGGAGAAGACGCTTATCGCCACACGACAGTCTGGCAAGTCAGAAGTGGTTTCAAACGTAATCGCTGGACTCATGGTTATTCTTCCTCGCCTCGCGGATGTGTATCCTGTGTGGCTAGGCAAGTTTAAGAAGGGTTTCTGGGTTGGTGTCTTTGCCCCCACTGAGGACCAGGCCGACACCGTGTTTGGTCGTGTGGTTTCTAAGCTGACCTCTGACCACGCCACCTCCTTCCTGCTTGATCCAGAGATCGATGATAAGGCGACTGCTGGTGGTGCGCGCGGTAAGGGCAAGGTTCTAGTACTGAAGAAGTCTGGATCTCTCTGCCGTATGCAGACCTGTAACCCAAAGGCCAAGATTGAGTCCAAGACGTACCACTTCGCTTTCATTGACGAAGCCCAAGAGGCTGACGAGTCCATGATTGCTAAGTCGATCAAGCCGATGTTGGCGTGGAACAACGGTACGGTCGTGCTTGGCGGTACCGCTCAGCGTTACAAGAGCTATTTCTACGGCGCTATCCAACGCAACAAGCGTAGGGACGCTAACACTCGCAGCCGTAAGCAGCACCACCATGAGTACGACTGGCGCATCGCTGCCAAGTACAACAAGAACTACGCGCAGTTCATCGCAGGCGAGAAGCTCAAGATCGGTGAAGACTCCGATGAGTTCCAGATGTCCTACTGCAACCGCTGGATGCTGGACAAGGGAATGTTTGTTTCAGAAGAGCGTCTTGAGCGAATGTACGATCCAACCATGCCCATCGTGCAAGAGTGGTGGAAGACCCCCATTGTGGTCGGCATCGACGTTGCCCGCTCAAACGACAGCACTGTAATTACTCCAGTATGGGTGGATTGGGATAGGCCCGATCCGTTTGGTTTCTTTGAGCACCGCGTGTTGAACTGGCATGAGATCAACAACGTGGAGTGGGAGCAGCAGTACTTTGAGATCATCGACTTCCTTCGCAACTACAACGTCATGCGTGTCGGTGTCGACGCTCAGGGCGTTGGTGGCGCAGTAGCTGAGCGTCTGCAGATTCTGATGCCTCATATTGAGGTTGTCGCCATGTCGTCTGACGTAAAGGCACAGAACGACCGTTGGACCCACCTCACTCAACTGATTCAGCGTGATCAGCTATTTGTCCCCGGTGATTACAAGGCCAAGCGCACACGTCGTTGGAAGAAGTTCAATCAGCAGATGGGTGATCTTGAGCGTATCCAGCGTGGTCCGTACATGCTTGCTGCTGCACCCGACGAGCGTGGTGCGTTTGATGACTACGCAGACTCTCTAGCAATTGCTTGTCAGATGACGGTGCAGGACGTGATGCCTACAATCACTCAATCAAGTTCGCCTTTCTATCGATGAGGCGTGTGCTACACTGTTGGCATGCCAGCTAAAGGAACAACGAAGGGACAGCGAACGCTGTGCACCGTAGATGGGTGCTCTTCCGTCTGCTTTGGACATGGATACTGCAACAAGCACTATAAGAGATGGAAGAAGCATGGTGACCCTCTCGTCGTCGTGCAGCCCAAGGGAGTACATGACGGATGCTCCTTCCCTGACTGCACGCTCCCCCACCAAGCCAACGGGTTCTGCGCCCCCCACAACTCTCAGCACTCTAGAGGACTCTCCTTAGTACCTGTTGGTACCAGGCGACCCCGCCCCCCTCGTCCTTGTTGTAGTCGTCCGAAATGCTCCCTCCCAGGGTTCCCCTACTGCTCTAAGCACACTGCCCGTCTAGCCAAGTTTAAGAGGTATGGCATTGACTGGGAAGGGTTTGACCTACTATGGGAGCGCTGCCTAGGTAAGTGCTCCATCTGTGACAAGCCCTTAGGTCTGGATTCTTCCGATACGCACGTTGACCATTGTCACGAGAGTGGGTCTGTTAGGGGCATCTTGTGCCGCCACTGCAACCAGGGTCTCGGGCAGTTTCGAGATGATCCCGAACGGATTAGGGCAGCCGCAGATTACCTAGAGCGATTCAACCTTCTTTCGTAGATGATATGGTACTGTTAGTCTGTTCACCCAATATGGAGGGCTTCAGATATGTCTACTTTCGCACCACAGAACCCATTTCCTGAGCAGTCGAACTCTGTCTTTGAGCGCAAGTACGCGCCTAGCATTCCTGGCAACCGGGGTCCTCTCAACTTTGAAGAGGGCATTGCTACTGACACTGACGTTCCCTACGACTTCGGAATCGGTGCGTACGCCGATACGTCCAGTGCGCCGGGTCGCCCCGGCCATAACAACCCAGAGATGTTCTACAAGCATGCTGACCAGACGATGCGCGAGCGCGCTCACGTCGGCTCCGCTTCGTGGATCGAAGCTCCCGAGGTTCTCAGTGACTTCGTGATGGGCGCTCAGGCAGGCGAGGCCATGCCGCAGTTTGAGTATGCCTACAACTCCGGTATGCACCAGGCCCGCCCCAACAAGACCGTCGTCAACGGCTGATAGATCATGGTTGTAAAGACTACCTTTAGGGGCGGTGACGACGGAATGGGCGGTGACCACCCAGGTCGGTACACCCACATGTACCCACGAATTAAAGTCAATCCGGTAGAGTCCTCTCCCCAGGACATGTTCTCTGACACGGCTTCGTGGACACCCAATGATGCTCCTTCTCCTGCTGGCATGCGTCCTACTCTGCCGTGGCAAGGTCACCCGCTGTCCTTTACCAAGGAGCGCAACCAGGCCATGGACAAGGAGTACGGCACCCACCCCGACAGCCCGCTCCACACCAACCAGCGTTTCCCAGACTGAGTCTCTGAATGCCGATCAGGGACGTAACTCC